CGAACTCTTTCTTCTTGAGAACCGCATTTGTGGTTGCGTCTCTCTGGGGGTCAAACGCTGCGAGATCCTTGCGCTTGATGGGTACTGCAACCAATCCGGTCTCAGCGTTCAAGGAATAAGGAGCCCGGATCGAACCCTTATCGTGAAGGGTCGAAGTATCCAGCCGGATCTGCCCCTTCTTGGGAGGCTTCAGCGTGTAGGTAGGACTCTGTCGAGCGTACTCGGAGAGCTCGGATTCGACCCGGGCCCGCATCTTGTCAGTGTTGCGGGGCTTGTCAAGAAACCCACGGACGTGGAACCCGCGTCCTCCAGAGAAGGAGATGATGACGTCCCTAACGTTGGGTACGTTATGTAAAGACCGCTCGACCCGTGTAACAGCGGGTTTGAGTTCTTCCGTCGTGACTCCCTTGCCGGGGTCGATGTCGACCCAGACTTCTTGGGTCTGGTTTCCCACGGTGGGGTGGAACTCGGTGTACCTACGGGATGCATAGTAGTCCAGGTCCTTCTTCGAGTTGACCCTGATGGGCTCGTTCTTGCGGCGATACCGCTTGATGATCTTCTTGTCCGGCGACCGGGACATGGTCGCTACCAGATCACGTCCCTGAAGCGCGGCGAGAATCCGGTGCTGGATCACCGGGTCCATGTAGTAGTTGTGAACGTCCCGCTTGGTCAGTCCCGGACCCTTGGTGATGGTCTCATCCCACGTAGCTTCGCGCTCCTTCTCGGCCCGTCGACGACTGGCCCAGATGGCGGCGCGTTGTGCTGGGGATGCGTAGGGCACCTTAATCTTTATCCCCAGGTAGTAACGCCTTCCCAACTAGCCACGGGGCTAAGACCGCGGGAAGCAAACTGGCGGCCAAATAAGTCATATTTGGTCCGTACATGCTAAATAACTTTGGCTTTATGCCCGATTTCCGAAGGATCCGGTGTCCTCGCACGCTCGCGTTAATCTCCTCTAGTAGCGCGGGTGCTACCATCCCGAGTCCTACCAGCGGCGCCGCTTTTACTGCCTCCTCCTGATTAGCAAGCGCCCCTATAGTAGACATTCCCAGCGCTACGGCAGGAGCTTTAGGGCGCAACCCAACTGCGAGTCGTTTCAACGGGTGGAGCCAGCGTGTTTGCCCATGCCCCAACTCGTGCGCTAGCGTCTCGTACGCGGCCTTTCTCGGCAGTATTAGTGCTTGGTTCTTCAGGTCATACCCTGCGAAACTCGGGTGCCGAAAAATCTTAGCAGGTAGTTGCATCGTAGGGTTGTGTTGGCGCAGCTTTTTTAAAGAGTCTCTCACGGCGCCTTTCAGGGGGGCCTTCTCCCGTTTTACTAGCTGATTTACTAGTACCGTGTTAATTACGTCTGCCCCTAAGACAGTCCCAAGTCCAATCCCTAAGGGAGCGCCAATAGACGCACTAACCGAAGGACGAAACTCTTCGGCTGCACTTTTCCGTAATGCTTCAACTGCAATCTGGCTCGCAGTTTTGAGCATCACTTACTCCCTATTTGCACTCGGGTACCCAACCCGATACGTCCAGCGTTGTAGGCCTTCATGGCGTCAGCCTTGGACTTGAACTTCCGGACTGTCTTGTTTTTGGCGTCGACCTCGGTGGCATGAGCCAACCCCATGATGGACTCCATCTCCGGGAATACCAGGAGGCTGTCCCGATTCTTGTCGCTGAAAAGAACGCTCGAGAGGGTCATGTTGTTGGCGTCCTCAATCGCGCCCTCGGTCACGGGGACATGGATGTTCATGGAGTCCCCGTCGTAGTCCGCGTTCATCCCCGGCTCGAGGAAGGGATTGATCCGGATGGTCTTGCCGGGAACGGGCTTCGGGAAAGCCCCAATCATATTGTAGCGGTGGAGAGTCGGCGCGCGGTTCAACACCACCGGCCGTCTTTGGATCTCTCTCATCAGGGCCTCACGGGCCCCGGGGTGTCGATCCTCTACCATCTCCTTGGCCTGGAGAGCGCGGTACCCCTTCGACACGAGGTCTTTCACCAGGAACTTCTCGTACATCGACCAGAGCATATCCTCTGGGATGCCCACTTCGTCGAGACCCAGCGTCACATCCGGAACGATGGTACCGCGTCCCGAGACATCCTGGGTCTTCGACACGAGCTTCGACTGGAAGTACCCGAGCTTGGGGGTGGTTCCGGCGATAGCTGTCAGGAAGCCCTTGTGGCCACGCATCTTCGACTTCGAGGTGACCGGGTCATTGGTACCGTACACAGCTCCCACCGCTTCCTGCAGGGCAGGACGAAGGGACTTCTCCTCGTCGGGCAGGAGCTTGCTCTTCTTCACATCCCGGAACTGGTTGTTCACGTACAGGAGGTCCCGATAGAGGGGGTTGATGTCTCCGTACATGAGTTCCTGACCCCCCTTGCCGGGGAGGATAGGTCGCACTACAGGAGGAACCACAGGTACCTTGGAGACGATGTACGCCTTGTCCGGGGTGAGCCCCATCTCCTTGAGGGCTCGCAGGTACTTGGCCTGCTTCAACTCGTTGTCGAGCTGGGAGCCGCTCTTGCGCTTCATGGACACCTTGAGCTCTCGGAGCTTCCGGTTGATGTCTATCCCCGCCAGCTCTCTCTTGATGTGCTTGGCACCCTTCTCTTTCAGTGTGGTATTGAGCTGGCTCTGCGTCATTCCCAAGAGACGACGTACGGGGTCCACGAACACAGGGTTGACGATGGGCTCCGCCAGCCTGATGTGTGACCACTTGGTACCCTGCATCCCTCCGGTGAGCGCCGGGTCAAAAAGACCACCGGACTCCGGGCGTAGGTCTTTGGCTCGGACGAGCTTCGGCTCTTTGATTTCTCCCGCCGACATCTTCGTGACGTCGTCATCTGTGAGTGGAGCGAGAGACAGGATGTGCTTGTCGCGGTTCACCTTGATGCCGGCGCCGGTCAGCATGTTCAAGAACTTGTCCGCAGCGAACGTGGTCTTGGCCGGAGGAGTCGGGTATCCAAGCTGTAGCGCACGCCAGTACTCATCACTCTTCTGGCTCTTGATCGTCGTGGCTTCGCGGAGCATGTTCCGGGCGTTGTGCCCGATGAGGGCGTCCACTTCCATGCGCCCCAGCGTCTTGGCACTCTGGGCACCGCCCTTGGTGGGCTGCTGGTTTACGTCGTAACTCCCCAGACCCCGGGCCCCGTAGTTGGTGTCCGTCGACTTGAAGAGCTTCATGATGTACTGGCGTCCCACAAAGACACCAGGGATCTTCTTGCCGGTGAGAGGATCGAAGACGGTCTCTTTGTCCTTCAACCCGTGCTTCTTCAGGAGCCCCTTGGCCCACTTGACGTTGTCCCGGTCCTCGAAGTTCTCCACCAAGACAGGCTTCCCCGTCTTTTCCGCTACCTTGCCGACCGCGGTCTCGATGATCTGACTCGGGTTCACACGAGAGACGACACCCGCCGACGTCATGATGAGGTCGATAGGCTTCCCCGCCTCGTCCTGTATCATCTGGTCGTCCGGGATGATGCGAGAGATGACCCCCTTGTTCCCGTAACGACCGGCGAGCTTGTCGCCGATACCTGCGGGCTCCTTCGTCTTGATCGTCAGCGCAATGCGCTTGGGAGTCTTCACCACGTCAACCACTTCACCAGCATGATCATGGTCCCACTTCTGGGAGAACTCCCGGAAGGGTCTCGCCAGGGAGCGGTGTAGCTTCCCGAGGATGAGGTCGTCCGCGGTCATCTCGGACTTGCGCAACCCGATGACAACAGGGTCTCCAGGGTGGACCGTGGTTCCCGGAGTGATCACGCCTTCCTTGTCGATGTGCTGGTACTGGTCCTTCGTGTAGCTGTGCCCGTAGTACGTACGGTGCTTCTCCCGGTCGAATGTGAGGTCGTTGTCCCGAGTGACAATGATCTTGTACATCCTCTCGGACGTCATCTTCTTGGCGCCACGGGCGCTCACTACCACAGCATCGTTGGAGTTGGCCCCGTAGTACGGCATGTAGGCAACGCGAAGGTTCTTCCCCAGGGAGAGCGTCCCGTTCCGAGAGAAGTTGGACTCTCCGAGGACTTGTCCCTTCCTGACTTTGTCACCCTTCTTCACAGTGATGTCGTGGTCCAGATAGGTCTTGGCCGCCAGCGGGAAATCCTTCTCGTACGGCACCTTGACCAGAGCTCCACCCCGCGCTGCGGTCTTCTCCTTGTCGGGCCGGATGTAGATGAAATCATCGTCCACCTTGGCCACCGTCCCGCTCACCGGAGCATGAGGGTTGATGATGTCGCCCATTAGGCGCTCGAAAGACCTACCGGTCTGCGACTTCACCTGTACGTAGGGAGCCTCACGGTCCACCAGCGACAACGCCTGGACCTGCATCTTGGATCCCATCACGGCACGGTTACCCTGGGCGGACTCCAGGAAGGGAACCAGGTTGGTAGCAGGGCTGTACAACGCCGATACGTGTGGAATCTGGTAGTCCACCTTGCTCACCGGCACCTTCCGCATGACCCCCTTCTCCAACGCCGCTACGCGTCCCGTCATCTTCTGGTTCGGGAACGCGATGACCTTGCGCTGGATCTCCCCGGCCCGGACGTAGCGGGGCTTCTTTTTCTTTACGTCGTAAAGGGGTACGTAGATGTTCCCCTTGGCGTCCCTCTTCGCCATCATCGCAGCGCGGACATCGATACCCGCCCGGAAAGACTCCGGGGTGCGGATGGGATCCAGTGCTCCGATCTGTGTTGGGTGAATGTTACGAGCTTCCATGGGGATCGCTCGTTCGGACGAGATGCCGCCCTCTCCGAGCGACGTTACCCTCACAGCCGCGTCGATCAACTCCATGGGGTTGGTCTGAGTCGGGACAGACGCAAGCTGTGAGCTGTTGATAAACTTTAGTATGTCGGAGGTGAACGGCCCCGAGGCAATGGCTTTACGCAATTCCGGAGTAGCCTCCATCTTGATGGCGGCCTTGCGTGCCACTTCTCGGGAGTGAAGCTTGATGCGCTCCTTGAAGAAGTCCTCGACGCCGTGGAATGTCTTGAAGTCCAAGTTGTCACGGTCGTCGACCTCATCCGCCTCGCGGAAAATGCGAAGCACCTTCCCTGATGCATCGAGAAGGCTATCCTCGGAAATAGTATCATACCCTTTCCCGAGTGTGGCCCTGTTTACGTCGGGGTCCATTCGGGCCTCCGAGTAACGACGCAGGACCTCCTTCATCTTCTCTTCCGGCGGGAGATCTCCCTTCTGGCGGTAGGTCGGGATGACTTTCTTGTAGAGCTTGTCGACGTGCTTGCTCGCGTTGCGGCTGAGTTTGTCGTGGTTCTGCTCGGCGAGCTTGCGCCCCCACACCTTGGCGATGCGCTCGTGGGGAACCCCCGCTTTCCGAAGCACAGTGTAGAGTGGGATCTTCGAGGAGCCGTACTCGAGCTGGGGCTCGCCCTTCTCCGGGTCCATGGTCACGTTGAAGTTCTGGCCTCCAACAACGTTGAAGTTCGCCTCGAGTATCTCGTTAGCCCTCTTCCGAGCGTAGACCCCGGGCTTGGGCCGAACCATATTCGACACCGAGTACTCATTGCCGCCGACTACGAAGGTGTGCCGAGGGGTGAACCAGGGGACACGGGCGAGGGTGAAGTTCTTCACCTCGTCAACCACTTTACCGTCCTGGTCCTTCAGCCGGACGGTCCCCTTGACCGCCTCGTGGAGCGTGTCGCCTCGGAGGATGGCCTTCTTCTGTTCCGAAGGGGAGTAGTCCTTCTCAACTACCTGAACATCCTCTACTTCCAACGTCTTGTTCCGGGACTTGATTGGGAAGGATTCCTGGAGTCCTTCGACAACGCGCGCTCGAATGGCGCGACGCTTCTCGTCCGGGTTCACTAGAATGGGGGTGAGGTCCGGCATTCACTACTCCTCTTATCGTTGACAAGTATAGAGTAGGGTCTTGGTATAAGAAAGTAGGAAAGGAGGTCTGTTATGGAGATCGTCTTCTTGATTATCCTGATCGGTTTCTGATCTCCATCACAAATCAGTGAGTCCATCGTGCAAAGGCAAGACGATATCCTCCGCCTAGGAGAGTCCCGCGTAACAACGGGGCTCTTCTTTTAGTCTTCTTTTTTGCTCGGATCGTGGGGGTAGATGTCGCGGTTCTTCTGCTGAATCTTCTTGAGCTTTTCGAGTTTCTTCAACTCCGCTTGGTCCGGTTCGAGCCATGCGATGTGAACGCACCGAGTTCCGTTCTTCAGGTTGAAGAACTCCTCGTTGGAGAGCAGACCATCACCCCGCAGGCACTTGTCCCGGACCTCTTTGAACTCCGCCTTCTGTACGTGGGGACATGTGTAGTCCCCCACCTCGGGGAGCTCTATCTCGTTCAGCTCGTCGTTGATGGCGTCCTTGCAACGCCCGCAAGTTTCCCAGGGGCGCCACAACACGAAGACCTCAGAGAAGGATGTGACAGCCAGCTCGATGGCCGGCTTCCCCTCCTTGACGTCGTTACCAAGAAGCGCTTGCTGCTGACTCTTGAAAAGACTCGGGGATGGTAGGTCGTACTCCCCGGGAGTCTCTGCTACAGAAGGCCGTCCCTGGCGTGCAACCAGATCGGCAAAAGAAACAACGCCCTCTTCGCCCATCTACAACCCTTGCTGCGCTACAGCCTGTTGGCTCTGCGTCTGGTGGAAGTGTTCCATCCGCTGAACAACGACAGAGTAGAGGACGTAGTCCTCCATCTGGAGGGAATGTAGCTGGCTCTTTTTGGTGCCCTCGTCGAGGGTCATGAGCTGGCCTACAATCTGGTCGGCTTCCGCAATGACCTGCTGCGGGTTGTAGCCCGAACCGCCACCGGCCGCCTGCGCCTCCATGATGATCTGCTGCGCCATGTTGTTCTGGATCTTGTCGATCTCGATTTGCATGTCCTGCTGACGACGTACGCGGTCCAGAGCTTCTTGCTGGACCTTCTCTTCCTCCTTGTGGAGGTCGATCTGGTTGAGCTCCGCAACCGTCTGATCCGAGATGATGGGAGTTCCTGTCTGCTGTCCCTGCATCCACATCTGCATGACAGTCTGCTTCTGCATAACGTCATCCACCATGCGGAAGGGCTTCATGTCGACGTGCATCTTCTCCCAGCCCAGGAAGGTAGCACACTTGTCATCGACCCACTGGAGCAGGTCCTTGATGTCGCTGATGTGGGTCTCGAGCTGGTTCTCGATGAGCCGGAGGGTAGCCTCCATCCCGCTCTTTGTGAGACCCCCATAAAGAAATTCGATCGGGATACCTAACGCAGCTACGATGTTCTTTTCCGCCTCCTGCACCTCACCCAAGGTGAGCAGCATCTTCCCCTGGCCCCCCACCTGGGAGACGTTGATGGGGATCGGGGCGTACATGATGTGAAGCGGGTCCTTCCGGTACTGCTTCAGGTGGAAGTCCATCTTCTCCTGCCACTTGGCAAGACTGATGGTGGTCACCGGATCGGCCTGCTGGGTCTGCTGGGACGGGGACACAATGCGCCACGGGACCATGTGGTCCAGTGCAATCGCCTCGTTGGCCTTGCGGAGCACAGCAGTGAAGTGGAAAAGCTGAATCGCTGAGATGAGAGGCGGCAGACCCCACTGAGGATTCACCCCGGCAGGACCCGCGGTCTTCATGTGGAAGATTGCATCCTTGGCGAACTTGAATTTCTTGTTGTCACGGACCGCTTCGAGGAACCCGAGCGGCAACGTATCGATGAGAGGCTTGTGTCCGTGCTGCACGCGCTGCACAACGTCCGCTGGAATGCGGTAGTAGTACTGCGAGGTACCCGTGAGGGGGTTGTAATCGATATCCATCATCTTCGGATCCCAGCGGACGAAGTTCACTTGCTTCGCCAGCATCAGTTTCCGGTCCTGGATATCCTCCTTGTGAGCGTCTACTTCGCGGCCACAGTTCTCGCAGTCGTATCGAAAGCTTAGCTTGGCCAGATTAAAGGTATAAGAGAGGTGATGAATGTTGGTCAGCGTGCCGCATTCGGGACACTTTAGGTACCGGACAAACGGCTGGTACATACTCATGAACGCGTTGCCGTATACGTACTTGTCCAGGGTGGACATGATCAGCAGCTCGCGAACCCGAATCGTGTTCTCCAGGAGGTATTTGTGCTTCCGGCGCAGAGACTTGTTGGTAGTATCGTAAACGACGTCGGTGATAGGGTACTCACCGAACTTGCGGAGAGCAGCATAAACGTGAGCACTGTTATAGAACAGGTATTCACACCACAAGAACAGCTCTTTGAGCCTTCGAGGGGTGATGGTCTGCAGGAACGTGCGGTGGGGATTACTGTGAACCCCGCACCGGTCCCAGTAGGAACCACCTTCTTGCAGATACGTCGTCATGCCCATCACGAACTCCTCAGTCTTCTAATCAGGAATAATACGACAACAAGAGGACGAGATGAAGGTAGAACTAGAAAATCTCAATGGAACTCCCGTGTACACAGTGTACGACAATTCCTCCAGATGGTCCCGTGTTTACGGGGCGACGTACCTGAAGAGAGAAAACAAATGGGTATTCCCCGCGTTCCCTCCCTTCTCTGCCAAGGTACGACATGACCTCCCGTTGGTCCAGCCCCAAATAGACTACAGTGACAGCGCAGTCACGTGGAGCACTATCCGAGACGACTACGACGCCTCGCGTGCTCGAGTCGAAGAGGCGGCGAAAAACTTCGCGGTCAAGAGCTACGAGCACCAGCTCGAAGGGCTCACGATGCTCCTACATAACTGGCGCTGGATCCTGAACTGGGAGATGGGCACCGGGAAAACCAAAGTGATTGTGGACTTGATGTCCCTCCTGTCCGGACACAAAGCAATCGTACTGTGTCCTCTCATCGCAGCCGGAAACTGGGTAGACGAGACGAAGTTCTACACCGATGGCGCCCTCACCGCGGTAGACATCCGAGGTGGGAGCCGCAAGGCGAAGTTCTCCAGACTGGAAAAAGCACGTGACGCGGACCTCATCGTGGTCCCGTACGACACTGCCAGAATCTATGGAGTACCGTTCCTCGCGGAGGCCGTCGTCAAGCACTGTCGCCAGGTCCACCAGCTCCCAACTGCGGCCCTCAAGAAACACCTGAAGAAGATCAACGACGCCAAAACGCAGAAGCGTCTCGCTGTTGAGTGGACTCGTGGCCGCTCCGTGAAGGAGATAGGCGAGGAGGTAGCCAGCATCCGGGGGGACTCGGTCCAGTGGCTCACTGACCTCG